AGACAACAATGCTCTTGTTGTCTCCATTTGAGCTTTTATGAGTTCTTGAAAATCTTTAGCGGCCATCTGACTTATCCTTATTTCTTAGGTGCTTTTGAAAATGCTTGTGCGCCAAAGAACGCTGCAACAATACCAGCAACAGCAATGAAGTATACTCCTGCCATATCACCCAGTATCTTTGCTGCTGAATCAATACCACATATAACTGATATAACGACACATGCTGGGTACAATAACATACCTGCAAGTGCAAACCATGCCATGTTGCGTTGTGCGTCTCTCATTGCATCTGCATCTTCTAGTTCTTTGCGTTTGAACTCTAGATACATCTGTTCTTCTTCTTTGGATACCTTTCCATCGCCATTAGAGTCTGCTGGGTGGTATTCTTTTTTTTCTTCTTCTGCCATGACCTTTTCCTATTTCATTCTTCTATTTTCTTGTTCTTGTCTTTGTTTTTCCTCTTCTAAATAATTCATCAATAGTCCTATGTATATCTCCCTTTCCCATGGCATCATTTCTTCCAACTCTATCAAACTCCAATTGTGATGTTGCATCATCCCAAAATTCATTTTATAATAGTTTTCTAATGAATCATGCGAAAGGGCTATTCGAAAAAACTTTGTAGGCCCTCAATTGGCATCACACTCTTAACTTTTGTCTTGGGATTAACAATCTCAAGGTCATATGACAACTTAGGCATACTTGTAAAAAACTCTCCAATAGATTCAAAGTTCTTTGATGACATACTGTCAATAAAACTCTCCAAATCTTTTTCAGACATATCAACTCTATGATATACCTCTTCACCATCATGAACTTCGTGTATGCACCTTTTTACCATTTCAAACAATGACTTTGTTTCTCCAAGTGCATTAAATCCTTTCATGTCACCAAGACAAGGATATCGCATCACAACACTAATATCATTTGTAAGAGAAACAACATTCGTGTGGTCTTTTTTCATTTGAACATTAACTTCTTCCAAAGGAATTGTAACATTTACTTTAGTTTCTCCGTCATCTGGACAGGTTATTCTTAACTCAGCTACCTCTCCAACAGATTTACTTCGTATCTTTAGAAACACATACTCAATGTCAAACATTGGCATCTTATATGGATCAACTTTATCTTCAACACAATCATTAATGATTTGAGCAAATGTACTTTCAATCACTTTGTCATCTTCTGATTCCTGAGCAATCATTAATGCTTTTTGTTCCTTCACAAGAAACGGCCTATACTTTATTGTCGCTCCTGTTGATGGTAAACTCAATTCATAATTTGCACTATTTAGTTTAGGTAATCCCATAATTTTAATCCTCGTTTTATAATCTATTCAGTATTTTTGGTATTGAACCTGTTATTTTTCTTTCAACTGTTCCAGCAAATGTAGTTATTAGTCGATCAGTTATACTTGTGGCTTGAGCATTAATATCAAGTTGCGTCCAATATCTAAAAGAAAAACTTACTGTGTTCTTTATAATTTCATTGTTCGAACCCTGATTTAATTCAGTTGCTTCAATTGTCTTTGGAAAACACTCCCAAAGTTTTACTCCAAATCTTCGTTTGTCTTGTCTGTCTAATAAATACAAATCAATTTGAGCAATGTAGTCGTTGTAGTATCCTACGTTCCAAGTCTTTTCACTAAACGCTAGTTTTTGCCATTCCTCAAAGAACCTTCTTTCAGCAAGATCAGAACTTGCTTGAAATGATACTGATATATCTTCTGCGTAAGTTACTCCATCAACAATTGATCTTGTTGGCCCATATATGTTCGTATCATCAAGAGTGTTTAAGTTTCGGCCTGGCAATGTAATTCCTTCAACACGTAACGACACATCTCTTGCAGTGGTTGGGCCTTTATCCATACCAACCTTTTGAGTAGAATTTAAAGAAGAATTTCTTCCTATTCCTGTTGGTGGAATAATGACTGCTTCAAATCTATTGGGTACTGCGTAACCATTTTGAGAATGAAACCCAGACAACACATCGTTGAGAACACCAAATGCTGATGCTTCTATAAATTGTGCGAGACTTCCTGCCATTAGATCATACTCCTAGAGTCGCCCCATACTTCAGCTGAAGATGCTTTCTTAAATCTTTGCACTGGTAACAAACACGCAATTTTAAATTCACTTGCATCAACTCTACGAAACTGTGACTTTACGTTTGAATATAAATATTTGTGTATAGTTGGTTTAATTATAGTTAATTTTTTTAACTTGCTGTAGTCTGCAATTATTCGAGTTTTTGTTTCATCAAGGTCTTGACTATTTGCAAAAGACATAATTCTATCTAACAACTTCATTCTTAAAGGTATTGGCAGATAGTGAAAGTTAATACCAAGAAACCCATCTGAGTATCTTTCTATCGGAAGCACCAGTGGAAACGTATCATAGTAAGGTAATTTCTTTTTAAATTTTGGATCATAGAAAAACATATTCAACTTACCATAGAATTGTTTTTTGTTTCTTTTACCATCTCGGATTAAGTCCATTGCAACTGGTTTGCCAAACTCTTTGATTTTAGCACGATACCATTTAACAGAACGGTCTTGACCTTTAGTTTCGTCTTTAACTGATTGTATGAAATTGCTAGTAGCCATAACTCTATTTATAACGAATGTTGAGATGATCTTCAGTTAATATCTTAAATTCCATATTGTTGTCTAAACACCACTCATTTGCATGTTTCCATTTAGATTCATTAATACCCCATGTCTTAACTTCATTAAACCATCGTTTATTCTTTCTTTTAGGTTGAGATGGTGGTGGTTTACATTGAGCTTTAGGTTTGACCTCTATAATAAACTTTTTAATAGAACCGTCATGTTGTTTTGTCTTTATGTAAAAATCTGGAAAGTATCTGTGAATCCTTCCATCCCAAGGCGATAAATAGGGTATAATGATCTCTTCACTGCCCCATTCGATAATAGAAGCACTGGAGTCACAATAGACCATGAACCTACGTTCCCAAAGAGAACGATAAATAACTTTAGAATGATCCCCTTTATATTTTTTAGGGTTTTTTGGAATGTATCGACCTGAGTATGACATAACTTATAAATAGTATATATAAGGAAGAATTATGGCAATATTAGACGGTTTAAAAAATGCAGTTGCAGCAAACGTATCTAGGTCAGCAAATAAAGTTGCTGTCAATGGTTTGCGAAATATTGTAGGCGATGTATTTGGCGTAGACCTCAATCCAACTAATCCAGCAGCTGCACTAACCAACAGACCAACAAAATTTACAACTAAGAATCTTGCATATCCAGCAGGTGTTGAAGGTGATGACCAACAAGGTCATCATATTATATTTGAAATTTTAGAACAGGATAAAGCAAAATTAAAAGCTAAAAAAGGCACAAATGATATAGCAAAACTTAAAGAAGAAGTTGAGAATAACTATGGTACAGATGAAGCTGGTAAAGCAAAAAGAAAAGAAGCTGAAGAGAACTTAGCAGTAGAAATGAAAAGAGTTGGTGATCAAAAATCAGGTGCAGGTGGTAGCAGCAATTCAATTCAACTTTCAAGAAATGCAACAACTAGAATATCTACTTTGATTGCGTTGTATATGCCTGCTTCAATATCTGTTAGTTACAACTCAAAATATGGCGAACAAGAAATTAGTGCATTGGCTGGTGCAGGTGCTGGTGCGTTAGACGCATTTGCAGGCAGAACTGGTGCAGATGCTAGTTCTGCATTAATGGGTGCATTGGGCGAGGTCAAGGCGGGTATCGAAACTGGATTAATGAAAGTAGTTGATACCGCAGCCCCAGGCGCTACTGCGTTACTCGCACTAGAAAAGGGTGCAGTTCGAACTCCAAAAATGGAACTGATGTTTGAGGGTATTGGAAGAAGAGAGTTTTCATATGAGTTTACTTTTATACCAAAAGATGCAGAAGAAGCTGTAACAATAGAAAGTATCGTGAAACAATTTAAATATCATATGGCATCTAACTACACAGATGGAACTTTTAGAGAGATGGAAATACCGAGTTTTTTCAATATAATATATAGGTACAAGAACAAGGATAATGAACATCTCAATAAAATATCTACATGTGCATTAGAAAATATGGACGTAAGTTATGGTGGAGATAGATTTGTTGGGTATGAAGAGGGTGTTCCACAAACAACAAAAATTTCTTTGAAGTTTAAAGAACTAGAAATCATTACTAAAAGCGCAATCGCTGCTGGGGCTTAAAAATGTATTTTGCACAATTTCCTTTAAATGTATATGACTC